AATTCTTTAGTTGATAAAGAACCAAATACTTTTCTTACCAATGGAAGAGCTACACCAGCCCATTGAGCACCTTGACCTACATTAGAAGAAAACGCAGCACCACCTTGGTTAGTTGAAGATTGTTCAACTACCAACTGTTTAGCTTGGTTTTCAAGAATCATAGCCATGTTATTTTTATTAACTTCGCCATCTAATCCTTCTAACAATCCAGTCTTAGCCCATTTTTTTGCCATTCTAGCGGCATCACCCTGCATATTTTTCCAACCGGAAGCAGAGGATTCGAGTAATGAATTTATTGTTGACATTGTTTTTGTTTTTTTGTTTTTTTAATTTAAAATTTAAATAATTCCTGCCAATTTTTGCATACGTAAATACACATCGCTTGACTCTACGATTGGTTTTTTAACTTTAGGTGTTGATGTTCCTTTAGAAGCACTACCTAGGTTTTCTTTAATTGAATTTGAAGTTGTTTTCTTTTTAAGACCTTCATTTAAGGTTTCAAATACTAACTTAACTTCACCTACGTTTTTAGCTTTATCAAAAGAACTTAACACTTTAAGTTTTTGACTTTCATTTAAGTTTTTAGATTTAAAGATTTTATTTGAATAAAGTAATTTAGCATTTAATATGTTAACTTCATTTAATTCAGACTTAAGTACTTCAATAGCAGAATAAGCTTCTTCAAGTTTTTTATTAAGGTCTTCTTTTAGATCTTTATCTTCTTTTTCAGATTTTTTCTTTTTATCTTCTTTTTCAGATTTTTCTTCTTCTTTTTTACCTTTTTTTCTTTCAGAAACAATTTCTTCTTCCTTAAGATCTTCGATTTCTTTTAACAATTCTGATAAATCAATCTCTTCTTCTTCTTCTTCACTATCCATATCCATAACATCGGCGTCATCTCCCATTTCCTCTTCACCTGCTTCAAGTTCACCTGCTTCGATCATATCTGATATTACGTCTTCGATTATTGATTTAAGATCTTCGTCTGTCATATCTTCTAAATCTAAAGGTTCACCTTCTACTTCTTCAGTTTCTGATTCTTCGTCTTCTAATTCCATATCTTCTTCTTCAGATATGTTTTCGTCTACAGTTTCCTCTTCTTCTTTTCCTTCTTCTAAAGATGCGTCTTCATCTAATTCTGCTAAAAGTTCGTCTAGATTAACTTCCTCTTCTACTTTTTCTTCTTTCATGGGATTAATATCATCATCTTCGTATTTCTTTTCTTCAATACTTTCAGAATCACTTGCTTCCATTTCTTGAAGTTTTAACGATAACATGTTTTTCAGTTGAGGGGTAAAAGCTTCTTCTAGGGCTACTTTAGCATTTGCTATTGCCATTTCTTTAACAGCTTTAGCTTCAGCGATTGCTTCTTTGAGCATTTCTCTGTTTTTTGCCATTTTTCCTAAATTTTATTTTTGTTGGGAAAGTACGTTTATTATCAAACGTAATAGAATTAATTTATTTTAATACCACATAATGTTGGGAGGTGGTATATTCAGTTATACGTATGTAAGGATTATTAAAGGTTGAAAAGGAACTAAAATGTGGGGCAGCTGCCTTTAGAACAAAGTATTTCTGTTACTATAGAATCTACTTTAGAATAGGAATTAAATGAAGATGATTTACCTTCATTTAATGAATTACTAACCATCCATGAGTCTGGATTTGATGGGTTTGAAACTAAATCCCAAGTCAACAATTCAAAGTCATCTTGAACTTCCATTACTTCACCCATTTGTTTTAATGACCCCATTCCACGTGATGATACACCTATAGTTAAACCATTAGAAATTAAAGCACCTGCAATTCTCCCAGAATTTGTTCCTTTATATCCTGGGTCGCAAAAAACTTCTATAAGACCCATTACCTCATCACCATCCCACCATATTTTTTTTATGGCATGAGAGGCATTTTTTAAGTTTATTACTTGAGAATCTGGGTGGTCTAATTCACCACAAGTTTCTGTGGTAGTTTGGGATATTTTCTTTTGGAAATTTTCAATTTCACGTTCCCATAAATCTTTTTTGTAATATCTCCCATTACCATTTTTTACTTCAACAGTAGCTAAGACACCTTCTACAAATATATTTCCACCATTTTTTAAACCCTCAGTTATAGTAACTGGGTTTGGTTTGAATTGTTGGGTTTCTATTAAAAGTTTTTTAGACATGTTTACTCTTCTTCTAGTTCTTCTTCAAGTGTTGTTTCTGATGCTTGTTTTAATAAGTCTACAATTTCTTGAGCAAGATCAACTCCCTTTTCTAAATCTTCTGAAGGGGGGGCTTCGTTAATATTAGCTTCGTCTATAACATCTTCATCAATTACCTCAGGTTCTTCTTCCTTTTTAGGTGTTTTTTTTCTTTTCTTTTCTAATAATCTATTTACCTTATTTCCAGCTTTTTCTAAAAGTTTAATCTCTTTTTTTAGTTCTTTTAATTTCTTTTTATCTAGAAGTTTTGTCATTTCTTCATCTTCTTCTAACTTATAAAGCCTATTTTCACGCATTTCAATTTCTTGTTGGATTTTATCAGCTTTAAGTTCTAAAATATCTGCTTGAACTTCTTCTTCTATTTCCTTTAAACGTTTTACAGCACTTTCATTTAAAGGTTTTTTAGTCATTTCATTTAGTTCTCCATTAATAATCTCTTTAACAATAGATCTAAATTTAGCTTCTTCTATACTACCTTTCCATTCTTTGTGTGATTGACCTGGGTGTATTTCTTTACAGTCATGGGTTTCACCAAACATTGATGTTGTTGATGAAGATCTTAATGCCGACTCTACATCAGATAAAGGGATTCCTAATTTATTGGCTACATCTTGAAATGTAGTTGAGGGATTTTTCCCCATCATTTCATTATATTTAGTAGCAATATCTTGGTCTGAGATTTTATTTTCTTTTAAATCACCATATCCACTAGCTTTATGTTTGCCTTTTGGTTCTTTAGGAGTACCTAAACCTGGTAGTTCTTTTTCATATCCTAAACCATCAACACCAAACTGACCATTTTCTGTATAGTATATAGGGTTTTTAGCAAGATTTTTTAAAACAAGGTCTTTAAGTTCTTCCATTGTTTTTTTAGCATTTTTAGGGTTTTTCATTTCTGTGTAATACCCTGTCATTAGCTCTTCATAGATTACATTATCAATAACTGTTTTATCTTTATAATCATAAGTCTTTTCTAAATCTTCTTCTACTTGTTTAGATGGTTTTTTAACTTCAGCTTTTTCATCTTCAAAATATTCTTTTTTATTTAAATCTCCAAACTTATTCTCTTCCATTAAGAAATTTTCAAAAGCAGTTTCATAAGATTCCTTTTTTCCTGGGGTGTAAGATGGGGTAGATGTTGTTAAGCCTATAACATTTTCAGAAATGATACTTTTAGATTTAAGTGAATTTGCAGCTTCTTCAAATGTAGCTGCATTACGTACTATATTAGGGAATTGTCTTTTTGCTTCAGAAAGAAAAACTCCTTTATGTCCCTTACCTTCTTTAATCAATAAATATTGATCTTGTAATGTTTTTTGTTTCATTTATTTATCTGTTAAAAGTTTTTTTATATCTTTTAAATAACTCAATACTATTTCAATTGGTTCATTTATATCATAGGACCCAGCGTTCCCACCATATAATTCAATTGTATCATTTTTCATATTTGAAATTAAAGGATTTAATTCTTTAAGTATCCTTTCTATTTCATCTAACGAACCTAAACGTCTTTTTTGAACATCGTTTAATTCATTTAATTTTTCATCTTCAAATATTTTTTTTATATCATAAGATTTAGGCTTAATTTTAGGTACAGGCTTAAATCCTAATTTATAATAATAAATATTCTTAGCTCCTTTAGAGTTAGTATTTGGGTTAAAAGCTTTTGGGGTAGCATATTGAGCTCCTTGACCCGCATTAGAAGAAAAAGAAGCACCTCCTTGGTTAGTAGCAGATATTTCTTTTAACTTATTTTTTATTATTTCTCTAACTCTTTCCATTTACAGTTTCTAATTCATTTATTAAATCGTAATACTGTAACAAATCAACCAAATCATCATCTGTTACCTTCTTAGTTTTAGTAGGTAATTTTATAATAGAAATAATTTCATTGATTTTAATTTGAGTAGCAAGACTTTTTGTGTTTGAATTTAAATCTTTTAATTGAGATTTAATATCATTTATTTTTTCTGAATAAAATTCTTTTAAACGAGTAGAATTATCTACAGAATTAATGTATTCCTTAAGTACAAATTTTTGATTAGAAGTTAATGAATCATATTTTTCATTAAATTTTTCCATTAAAATTTTATAAGTGAGAAAACGAATATCTTTATCTGAATTGTTTATTTCTTCCATTACTTCATCTCTTAATTGGGTTTCTTTAATTGAAGCAGCAGTTAAATGCTCTAGGATAGTAACTTTATTTGTGATGATTTGTTCAGGGTTGATTTGATTTAAAGAATTAGTAATTTCTAATAATGTATAGAAAGCAGCATTAATTTTGTAATTAGGTAATTTATGATTAAAAAATTCTAATAAATTATAGTGTTCTTTAATTTCCTTTATTAAATTATATTTTTGCCTTTTAATTGCCCCTCTATTTAATAATTTAGAAGAATCTGTTAAAGTTGAAACTACAACATTAGCTTTAGTTTCAGTTAAGGTAGTCTTCTTTAGTAAGGTCTCATATAACTTATATTCTTTCCCTAATTCGGTTTTTACAAAATATTTTTTAAGTATATTTTTAGCAGGAGAATCTTTATCATCTAAGGTATCAGTTGTAATCTGTCTAACTAAAAGTTCAAAAAGAATTCCTGTGTTCTTATACTTTGAATGTTTAATTTGCATTCTATTTGTTTTTGTTTATTTATAAATATATGGAGATTTATCACTCTCGTATTTGTGATTCATCTAGTAATGAATTTCCCCTAATATCTGATTCAAAAATAATTTGTTTGCTTTGGTTTTTAATATCATTAAACATTTTTTTATTACGATTTCTTTTGTTTTTAGTTTCTAAAGCTAAAGGAGACCCACCTTTATATTCAGGTTTTATAGAATCAGATGAATCTTTATCTGCTTTCATCCCATCAGCTCCTATTCTATCTTTACCAAAAGCATTATCTTGAGTATTTCTATCTGTTACTTTTTCTTTAGGTCTGCCTAAGGGCTCTTTATCTTCATCATATCCTTCAGGAACACCCATATCATCATATCTTCCTCTACCATATAAGGCAGCTAAA